CCCACGCTGCACTGCTTTCAGGCATCTAATAAGTGCTGATACATTCCTGAGATAGCCAAAGCTCAGGAAAGGGCCAATAAGAAAATACTGTACTCTAAATTACAGGCCCGTCCCCCTAGGAACCCTCTGCATGGGACCACAGGCATCCCGCACAGGTTTTGTCACCCCTAGGAACCCTCTCAAAGGCCATAATCCAGAGCAATTATGGCTTTTGAGGCTGTACATATAATTACATCACCATAATCCGCTTGATCTATCATACATAGCAGGGTCTGGTAATCACCTACAGAAATACAGTATCTCTCACATATGGACAAATCATCAATCTCGTCACGCAGCCCTCCCGAAAGAAATTTTACGGAATTGCTATTGTACTGAACATTAATGACATCATGAGAGAGGAATTTTCTCTGCAGGAGTCGGAGGAGCTGATGGTTTCCCGCATGCACCATCCCCCGAACAAGACCAGCATTGAAGTTGAACGCACGCTTGCGGAGGTCTCCCCTCCCGGGGAGGTCGCCAGATCTCTGGCCCATACACCTGAGGATAACTCCAAGGTTTAGACAAGCGACAAGACCACCGTTAACGGTGCGGGCAGGCGAACACTTCAAAAACTGGACACCATATATAGACTCACAAAAATCAACAGTAAACTTCCATGGTGCATCGTCAAAGTACTGCGTTACATAAGCAATGGCGTCCTTCCTACTACGTACTGTATAACCCCTAAATAAACCACGAGAAGCATGGAGTGTAGAGATGTTATTCAGCATAGTTGTAAGGAGGGAACCAGAATACTCAAAGTAATCGACAGGTACAAATGACAAAGCACTAGGACCGTAGCCTAATTTACATGCTGCGGCACACTGCGACAACAGCGCTGACATAGTTGGACGATGCACATCCGGCGTCATTGCCAAAAGAGACAAAAAGACGTACTTGCTTTGAGATGCATCACACCCAGAAATGTCAACGTTGAAATACAACATGCCATCGAGAGTCTCAAGGGAATAAGTGGAGTCGTCAGAAAAATACAAGCACAAATTTTCTGATTGCATACGAAGGAAAAGAGCAGACAATCGACCAACGTTGGGAGACTTCACAAATACACTACGGCCTAAACGAACTCGGTCCTCCTCCATCTCGAGGACGTCCTTCATCGCATCCATCAACCAACCCCCGCGTATTGAGGCTGGCGTGGACAAATCACATACAATCCTACCATTCTTTTTATCTTTCGCCCACTCAAGGGGTTTGAGGTTGAGTTGAACCTTCTTACTAAGGTAATTGCTGTCGGGGTTACCCTCACACCCAGTCTTCCTGAGCCCCTCCCAAGCAGCACGCCTTAGCGCGCGTTTGGGGTGAGGGATCTCAACTGACTCAGCATTCGCCACAGAAAAGTAAGGAGCGTTCTGAAGGCGCGAACGAAGTCGTTCCTTGTAATCAGCCTCCCACACCTTGACAAATATAGACGAAAATAGTACACACTGACGCGCATGAAGAGTCGACACGCCGACTTTGTCATGAAAGAGACGGTAAGAAGCCAAATGCAGATTTGTAGAACTCGTGCAGTACACAACACCCCGGTGTCCAAAGGCCGGGCCAAAAACGGTTCTATACGAGAGAGAGGGTAGTCCAGCACGCGAACGCACTTGTTGGACACGAAAGTCGCCACTCCGAAGAGCAGCTCTTGATCTCTCGTTGAGGCCCTTGAATAGCCCATTGCACACATAGGTGCACTCAAAACTGCTCTCAACAGCCAGTTGACGGAAGAGGCCAGTGTGAGTGACACCGGGGTGATGCTGTTTAAAGTCCCTAACGGAATTGGGTGGTCGGAACAACCCGCTGCCGTCTGTGTGAGCTTAAGGAACTTAAAATACTGCGAAATGAGAACTGGTAAAGTCACGATATCCCACCCACTCGACCCGGCAATGTTCACAAGGTTGTCAATTGCATGCTGCGAATTGACACGGAAGCCCGCAACCTTGCGAACAAACAAGTCGAAATGGTTCTTATCTACAGTTACTATACTGTACGACTTATACCCCAGTTGTAGTGCCTTTCTTTCCTCAGAGCCTCCGAATGAAGTAACTAAAAACTCTGTCCCTCGGAGTACGTTGAATAAAGTAATCTCAACGTTATAATAGCGCTCCTCGATGAGCTCTGGGGTATATACAACTGGTGATGGGGACGGCGACGGGGGGGGTGTCAGAGTAGTGGGCGTGCCCGCCGCTGAAGGGGTGTAACCACCAGGTGGTGGATCCTCCCCTCCAGCCATCAGTCCGGACCTGGAATTCTGACGGGTTTGAGCTCGTCGGGTGTTCCTGACCCGTTCTGCTTCGACCGATGAACCACTACTCCCCCCCCCACCGCTGGAGTCCGACTTAACATCGTCACTGTTGGTCCAAGATCCCTGATTACCAGAAATCTGGGACCGAGCCACGTGCTCAGTCGGACGCTGACAGACGCCAACAAGTTGGCGTGACGCAAGGTGGTGCGTATATACACGATACCGGGTGGGGTGCCCGGGCAACAAAGACAAGTACGAAAACTTGTGTTGAAGCTCACACGAAAATGTAACATCTGCACAACCACAACGCGTGCGTAACTGACGCACACGAACACGACACTTAGTGCCAATAAAAGATAGAGGCAAGGAGGTTCCACACTCCTCGATCTTCATGTTGTAATCGAAGTTGGCCTCCCCGCGAACGCGCACAGCGCCCACGCGGGAGGTTACGTACTTCACAAGGACCATTGTCTCTATTCTCTTACATCCACACTCATCTTCTGTGACGTCAGTCAAGACACGTGAAGACATGTCTCTCAATCGTGTCACAGAACACATGTGTGGAAGCTCACTAACGTCTGGGGACCTACGGAGAACAGGAAGAGGCACGCCACTGATGTGGCGCGCGACATCGAGATCATCCGTGTTGGTGTAACTCCCGTTACACCCATTGATCTGGGACAACACGAAACAGATCAGCGCAGCCGGAACCGCCGTCGGGACTATATCATAAAACTGCCGGTACAGTAATAAAATACTTACATAAAGCAAGCCCGACGCCAGGTATATGTACAGTTGGCGTCGGGCAACACTTCAAAGATCAAACGCGTTGATGCCGTTGCCGAGGAAGATGACGAAGATGTCACACGTCGTCGTCCCGCCCGGGAACACGCCACCACTGGTGTTGAAGAAAAATGAAGATGTTGCCGGTGTGTTGTTGGATGTGTACAGTGCTGTAATGTAGCCAGTGTCAAACTGTGCTGTACCCGTCATCGCCACCTCGTTAACAACAGAACTACCTGTGTTTTGGAACATGGAAATGAACGCACACTTTTCAGTGTTGCGTCCGGGCATGACAGTGTTGGCAGTGGATGTGCCCTTCCATTGGACCATGACTAAGTATTGGTCGCCAAAGGAAGAGTTGAGAGTAATTCCAACGCTGTTGCACGTCGCCCCTGTCAGAACGCCGCCAACATTGGCTGCCACGGAAGTGGTGCCAAGAGGTGTGGCGGTAGCTACACCTGTGCGTGAGAAATGAGCATAACCGGAATTTGCATTAGAAAGACGAGGCTTTGAAAGCTTGACACGGTAAGTAACGTATAACTCATACACTGTGGTGTTTAGGGGAAACGTGGAAGCGGGAGCTGTAGCAATCTGAAAATTGCCCAGATCAGTGAGGTTAGTTGGAGTGTCGATATCCCCAGACCGGATGTAGTAACACCCCTGGGGAGAATACCCCTTCTTGCACTCAACACCATAGATCAACCCCTTGTCAAACCGAGCGGACACCGCTGAATTGCTGTTCTCCATCTGCGTCTTAGAAGTGAACAGGTCTGCAGTGGCGTTATACTCAACAGTGGCGATCCCTGTACCCATCGATGAATTCGAGTTGTAAGGGCTGCTTGTTGGAATAAGCTCGTAGACTAGCGACATAAACTCGTAACACTCCCAGTTCTTGGATGCCTGTGACAACCAAGGAAAACTCCTGCGAAGGCCAGGGTTGATAGGAAAGGAGTTGTTAGAGAACGTCCCAGCGGCTGGGCCGGTGTTGATATCACCGATGAACTCTCTGTGAGACACGACACATTCAGTCTCGTTGCCACCAAAAGTCGAATCAAGTTTGACCCCGGGTTTGACTGTGGAACTGAGAGCAACGTCGTTCGCCTCATAATCTCCTGTACCGATCAGTTTGGAGATACGCCGACCAGCGTTTCCACCAAGAGCTGAAAGGGTACTGGACAATTGAGGCATGCCAAATGCATTGGCGACACCTGCACCACCGATCATTCCAGCATTGACAAGAGCTTGCTTAACCATACCTTTTACCATCTTCGGCGTCGGGCCGATAGGTTTAGGAACAGCAACAAGAGCCTGTTGCATACGCTGGGCACGTCGTTGGCGTCGGTTTACGTCATCAGAATTAGTCCACGATCCAGCGTTTCCGCTTATCTGTGACCGAATCTCATGAATGTCGCCGTCGAAACCACCCTTAGTGGGACGAACCCTCAAGGATGGGCGTGTTGTCTTGCCGCGAAAACGCGACTTCTGCGCATGGTCGCCTGCGTGGGCGCCTCCCTTTCGGGAGGTAGAGTATTGGCCAAAGCCCCCTCCTTTTTCAGGGGAGGTTACCGCACTCTTAAGCGGTGCCTGACTACACGGGGTAAGCCGCCAGGCTGGAGTTGAACGGTCTACCGTAACCCCAGTATCTATCATCGAACTCATGGTACGTGAAGGAAAATTTTACAAGCGGTTTTCAAGCCGCCAACCATCTCTGGGTCTTGCCATAGTCATTCTGTCCCCCTGGCAAGTGGGGATCGGGATCTTGCCCCTCTCACATTATCGTATGTGGTACGCCGCAGAAAGCTGCTGGCCCTAAGTAGTTAACGGACTCCATCACCGCCACACCGCGCCAGGCAAGCCGGTGAGACTTTTTGGTTAAGCAAGCCTATGCACCCGAAGGTTGCCACACGTAGCTACAGGTAGTTCATCCGAAGAGATCACACCTGGGGGGTTCCCACACCCCACGTTTGTTGCACGCAAAGCTGCAACGGCCTCCTGCAGTACACCCCTGCAAGTAGTTCGGGCGATCACAACACGTAAGTCCATATACGTGCTGGTATTGCTGCCCTGGCGCCAACCGACCCTAAAACTCGACGTACGACGCACCCAGTACACAATCGTCAGGTGTGTGT